CGGGTTCGAATCCTGCTGGAGGCACAAAACCACCCTACCCGCCGGCTGGTATTTCACCTGGTCGGCGGGCGTTTTTATTGAGGCAGTAAGTCACAAGTTTTAGTTTATTTTAGTTTGTTTTAGTTCTTTGTGTCGTGGGATTGTCGTGGGATCATGCCACGCCCAAAGCGGGGAAGGCTGACGCCCTGACTGTCTGGGGCGAATAGGTGTTCGAGTGGAAAATGGTGGGGCATTTCGAGTGCACAATCGAACACGGGTGCCATAGCGGAAGGGCACAAATAGAGAAAGTCCCCCACCCGGGCTAAGCGGCGCGCCGGGTGGGGGTTGGGGGTTTTAGGTGTTGGGGGGTTGGGGTTTGGTGTCGGTGTTTGTCCAGCCGATGTAGCTGGCGACGTGTGCGGATATTCTGGGTGGGCCGGGCGGGTCAGGGTAGTCGTCGAGAACGTCGAAGAAGGCGGCTGCTACTCGAAGATAGGCCTCCCGCTCGTGCTGCATTTCGTCCACTTTGGCTTCCAGCACCGATACCCGGGTGGTAAGCCATTCCCTCAGCTCTTGTGATGCTTTGTCTATAGCTTCGGCTTTGCGTTCTAGGGCGGCGGCCTTGGCGGCGTCTTTCTCGGCATCGGCCTTAGCCCAATCCACCTCAGCCCGCAGCTCGGCCATTTTACGGTCGGTGAAAATCTTGTACCAGGTACCAGCGGCACCAATGAGCGCCAAGCCTACGGCCTCCGTAGGGCTCACCCATTCCCAGAGCGCTGCCCAGAACCCCCGACTGACAGGGGCCACAGTAGATATGATTTTAATAAAATCTATGGGCCCCATGGTTTCGTTTCCTCCGATCTGGTTAGGAAGATAATGCTGATGCCGCGTCGATAACTGCGGCTACTAGCACTGGGTCAAGGCTGCGGATGAGTGCATCTACCGCATTCATGAGGGTGATAATGTTGTCACTCATGCCGCATGTTCACCACCGGTATGAGTGCCTGGGGTGACGATGGCGGCAGTGCCGGTCTCCCCTACCTTTGATGTGGCAACGGACGTGAGCAGGGACCCGATTGCGGCAGTAGCTGCAATGCCTAGTCCTGCTGTCCAATCCACATGGTAAACAGCATCACCAACGGTGATGGTTGCGAGCAATGCTTGGGCGAAGGTGCGGATAGCGCGGTCTGCCGCGTCGATCCAGAATATTTTAGTCCACATGATTATTTTCCTTCCTGTGTGGTCGCATAGTGGTTCTTGATGGCCTCGATGCTGGTGCCGCTTTGGGCCGCGGCCCAGGCTAGCAAGGCTTTCACGTCGGCTTGGGTTTCGCTGAGCCCGTCAACGAGTGTGTGATATTGGCCGGTGGGGGTTACGCCGAGTTGCGGCCAGCCGCGGCCGCCTGCGGGGTTTTTCTGTCCGTCAGGCAGGTCTTCCTGCCGGGGGCCTTGGAGTTGGGTTGCGATGTCTCGGGTGAGCTGTAAGAGCTCACGTTGTTCGGCGTCGGTTAGTGCCATGAGAAAATCCTCCTTAGTTGGTTGGTTTGGGGGCGTAGCACCCCCGTAGAAAATTGCACGCAATTCATCGCGGGTGCCGCGGAAAGCATTAATATCCACAGCGAAGCCCGCCACCAAAGCGTTGGACCCGTATTGCCAAACGTGGGGTTTCTGGTTGCCCAGCGGGTAATCCCACTGTGGGTGCGTGTTGCCGGGGTAGATGAGGCTGGGGTCACCCTGACGGTTTTGCCCGTAGGCCGCCACCCAGAGAGCCCCGAATTCGCCGCTGTCCGGCTCCCCTTCGGTGATCCTGCGCTCCCAGTAGGGCACGTAGGAGTACACGCCGCACACCCGCACCCCAGCAGCCTCAAAACATTGCTTGGCGGTGCGGATGTGCTCCACCGAGAGCCCCGCCTCGGTCTCAACGTCAAGCCACATCGGCCGGATGGCGTCCCCCATCACCGCTAGTGAAGCGGCCACCTGCTCCTGGATACTGGTGCCCTCGGAAGGGTTCCGCAGGTAGTGGTAGGCGGCGGTGAGCATACCTGCGGCCTCAGCATCCTCCAGGTGGCTGCGGTAGCAGCAATCCTGGTAAGTACCATCCGTGGTGCGGATAATAGCGAAGCTAATACCTTCACGGGCTGCTTGCTGGAGGCTCATGCCATCCTGGTGCTCGCTCACATCCACACCGAACAGCGGATCACCAAAGGCCGCGGCCGCCGCCACTGCCCCACTATCCGGGTAGGGGGCGCCCGCAAGGATGCTCATGGGGTCGATACGGTCAGGGCCGGGCGGTGCCCACACAAACCGGTGAAACTCCAAATGCAAATGGGGTGGAAAACCCCCGTTTGTCGCGGGGTTAGGGTTGATGCGGGCAATCCGCTGCCCCTCTCCTACCCACTGGCCAGGCACCACCTCGGGGATCACATGCCCGTACACGCTATAGCCGCCGCCCACATCAGCCGGATGGTCAATCGTCACCCACTCGCCGAAACCAGCAGCCTGCCCAGCATACTGCACAGTACCCGGCCGGATAGCGAAAACCAAGTGATTGCCGCTGCCACCATCACGGCCGAAATCCGTACCATAGTGGAACTCACCCCCCTCCCGCGGGCCAAAACCACTGGTCACGTAAAAGCCCGCTTCAACAGGCATCACAGTCATATTACTTTCTCCTTCTTCATTTAGATTGCGCCCATGCAAAAACCCCGGCGCACCCAAGCAATAAGGGTGTTCCGGGGTTTGATGGGGTTTGTTTACTGGGGCTCTTCCGGTGGTGTGGCAGGCTCCGGCGCAGGCTCGATACGCAACCATTTACCATCAGCGCCGGGGGCCGAACAGTTCAGATGCGGGTATACGCTTCGGTAGAGGTTGCCCTCATACTGGATGATATCGCCCTGAACGTAGCAGTTTTGCGGTTCGCTCTTGGGGTGCTGCCACTCAGGGGCGTCTTCCACATGCCGTGGCGGTTCCCGTAGCGCGTCGGGGGCGGGGATTTCCCCTAGCTCACGCAGGTGCATGATGAGCCGGGTGCGTGCTTCTTCCTGGGCTTGTAGCATCTCCCGGCGCGGCCGCTCCTCAGCCACACACCAGCCGAGGAACTCCACCCACTCCTCCGGGGTAAGGGATTGGGTGCTGGTTTTAAGATCTTGCAATGACATGAGTAATGAGCCTTTCTGTCTGGGCTAGAGTTTTGCTAGGTAGGTAGCGCATCCGAATCCACGATCGGAACTGCTGGTATCTCCTGAAAAGCCGATTTCGACACTGCCATTGGCGAGGATATTACAGAAGCCAGGGTATCCGCGGCGATTGGGTACGGTGAGGAAGAAGTCTATGTCATCTACGGGGTGGAATTTTTCAGGCAGTTCACCTTTATGGCCTATTGGGGCGTCTCGAACATTGATAAAAACCCAACGCCCCAGCCTACGGGCAGTGACGTGGCCAGTCAGAGAGACTGCTTCCGTAATGTAGGCCAATTTGGACATCTCACGATCAACGTATTGCTTATTCGCAATGTCTTTCGGATCAATCGGATCAGCGACTTCAGAGCGCCCAGTGTTGTCCCTGGTCATGATCGTAGTCACACCTTCAGTATCGACTACTGGGGTTGCCTTATCCGGCACTCCATTGATAGTACTCAGATTGTGGGTATGGCCCACTGGTGCCCTGGTACTTATCTGGTCGTCAACATAGCCTTTGCTAACCGCATGCCATGATTGGGTGATTAAACCGGGATGGATATGGATTTGGCCATCGGATTTGGTCTTGACGAACCCCTCTTTAACAGAGCCCGGCTCGGCGCTAACGCTCCATGCCAGGTTGCCCGCTGTAATAATTTTAGGGTTATCGGCGGTGCCGGTGAGGTCTCCTGCTAAGCGGATTTTGCCTTGAGCTGTGGCGGTTGCCGGGGGGATAACCGCTGCTGCTTCGGTGGCGGATTTCGCTGCCGCTTGAGCATGAGTGGCGGCTTCGGCGGCTTTCGCCCCGGCGCGGCTGGCGGCGGCTGCTGCGGCTTGTTGGGATGCCACGATTTCGTGGTACATGGCGATGACGGAATCGCGCTCGTCAGCGGTGAGATTCCCTGCGTTTCGCACGGCTTCGGCAAAGGTTGTGGTTTCCGGTTTCACAAGGATAGGGATTGGGAGCCCCATGGTGCCGGAGTAGGCGGGGATGCAAATAGCTTCACCAGGCTCAATGGTGGTAGTGAAAGTACCATCGGGTTTTACCTGAATGATATCGGGGTCAGTGAGGATCACCGTGCTGCCGGTAACCCGGGTTTGGGGAGCATGGATATGCAAATGAGTGGCACCCGCGGGAATTTGAGTTACGAGCTTCAAATCACCAGTAATGGTGGGCATGATAATACTCCTTAAATGGTGTTGGTTATGCGCTGGGAAGAATGAAAACCGTAGCCGATTTATACGCTTGGAAAAGCCCACCGGTTGCCGAATCATGATATCGGTTCCCAGCGGTGATGTTAGCGCAGCTCACATCTGTTGCACCCTGATCGGATACCGCGATCATAAGAATGGATCCAACCCAATTGCCTTTGGCTTCAAAGCGGGCACCACTGCGAGGCCGAATGCCTGCCGCAAGCCACCGCAAGGTGCCCCATTCAGTACCGGAGTTAATCTTTCCGCTAGATCCGGTGAAAAGATTGATATCTCCGGTGTCGATATGGAGGATACGAGGCACGCCAGTGATCGTAGTTTGCAGGGCCTCAATAGCTTTTCGGTCAGCTTCCCTAGCTTTCCTATCAGCATCATCAGCAGCAACCGCTGCATTATCAGCTTTGGTATCTGCTGTGGCAGCTTTCACATCGGCCACACCAGCCGCGGTTACCGCCGTGGTGGCGGTCTTCTGCACCGCCCCCACCGTGCGCAACCGTTCTGCCCACTCCTGATTTATACGCTCCCAAATAGCATCATTGTGGGTTTTCAGGGCCTCAGCATCGGAAATCATCTGCCCACCCACATGAACCCGCCAGCCCCTAGCCCCCTCCTGGCTATTGCCAATAAGGTCAATAGCGGTCACCGGCACCTTGATGCGCCTGCCCCAAATCTCCACCAAAACCACATCCCCAAGCCGGAAATCCGCGCCGGGCTCGTAGGCACCGAGGCCGCGGCCGGTGATGTCGCGTTCGAAGAATAGATTGCCGTCGACCCGTTTTTGGGCTGTGTCTACTGCGGTTTCGAGGTTGGAGGATTTGCCGTTCATGTTGAGGGTGACATCGGCACGCACAAACCCCACGTCGAAAGCGCCAGCGCCGGCATTGGGTGGGCGGTAGATGTAGCCGTTGCGGAGCCGGTTCTCGGCAGGTTGTTCTTGTTGTTTGTCGGCGGGGATGGTGACGTCGAAAGCGCCGTAGGTGTAGGCGGGCATGTGGCGGCCTACGGTAAGGTCACCACCGTCAGCGACAAGGATGACGTCGGTTTTTTCAGCCATGGTCTCCTCCTATCTGCGACTGCTAGCCTTGGGTGACGCGAACTATCATGGTGGGTTGGGTGAGGAGTTTCACCCCTATGGGTTGGGGGTCGGATGGGAACCACAAATCGCAGGTGACGGTGATGCCGGCCTGGAGCGCTAGGGCACCTATGGAATCCCAGAGGGGCTGGTCGTCAGCGGTATACACCAGGTGTGGGGATGGCAGCCCGGAGGATGCCGTCGACACCACAATCCGTTGTCCCTTCCCCCACAGCTTGAATCCGATCTCCAAGGAGTTGGCGATGACGTTGCGGATTATGTTTTCGGCGGGACCTTCCATGGTTACCCCGTCAACGGCGGTGACCATGGGGTAGTGCATCAAATCGCGGGGGGTTTGATACAAATCTAGCTTGGTGGGGTCGCCTACCCAGTCGCGGGTAAACGTTTGGAAGCTGCCTGTTCGAAGCGCTTGGGGGTTTGACCATGCCACGTGCCGGTTCAGGATTGAGAGCAGGTCAGTGCCGTTGATTTCCACGAGGGTTGGGGTGTGGAAGGTGCCCCTGGCTACGGTGTGGGTGATCCGATACACTCTGCGGAAGCCTGGGCGCTCCACCATGATGTAGCGGGTGGGCCCATCAGCCTCGATAAGCTGCCCGTTTTGGGCTGCGCCGAAATCGGCGATCAGTTCATCCGCTAACGGGTGTACTGCCCCACTAGCACCGTCTGCTATTTTGTGGAGGAACCTGCCTGATACCGGGGCGCCCCGGGTGGCGGGCGCCGAGAATTCTATTGGTGGTGGGCAATCGAAAAGCGGTTCGCAGTTTTCATCTAGCAGCCCAATCCATTGTCCGAAATCTTCCGCCACCATAGCCCGGTGCCTAGCGTGCTGCCACCACTGCCCTATTGTCATCGCCATGGGTCGAGCACCCCTATCCGCCACTCCAGAAACGCCCTGGCAGGTAAGTTGTATTGCCTGCTTTGCTCCGGGGGTACGCCTTCGGAAATGATTTGACCCCGAATTCTGCGCCAGAGGTCATCATCCCGTACGCCTAGGCCATTGAGTACTTGGTGGGATCTCTGCGGGTCCAGGTGCAGCCGGCGGGTAGAATCCACGGCAGGTAGGGTGAATTCCGCCTTGGAGGGGAGTGTTACTTTCCCGCCGGCCCCTTCCCACACGATTTCCGGCCATATGTACACCTGACCAGAATTTGTCACTGTGACGCTCCCGGTTTTTCGGAATGGGGTCGTTTCCCAGTAGCCAGCGTCAATAGCAAGCGGTATGGATAATGCCCACACATCGGCCGTAGCATCATCAACTTCTAGATCAGATGGGGCACCGTTGAGTCTCACTTGGGCATGCATGGTGCCCATGGGTGACTCGATCTGGAGCGTGCCCAACGGCGGAAGGATGGAGAAACCATGGCGAAACTCTGCCCAAATATCATGGGCATGCCGGCCCTGCCCGGCGCGGACGAAGAGGTCGAGGGAGCCTTCGATGGCTGGGAATCGGAAGCCTTCGATTGCTCTGCCTGGTACGCCAAGGGTTTCGATGCCGGTGGCTTCGGGCCTGCCGATCAGCTCTTTGATGCCGGCCCTGCGAATACCCGCTATCCAGGTGCCGGATGAGAGCTCCCAGGTTTTACCTGTGGGGGCGATGTACCGCACTAAATAGCGTCGGTCAATCATGGTGCCTCCTTTCTGTTAGATTCGGGCTCGCTCGTAGCGCACCGCATCAACTGCTGATAATTGCCCCATCTGCCCGGAGCCGGTAGCGAGGGAGCGTTTCGTGACCGCGAGGAGTTCGGCCAGGGTGGCGTTGAGCTGGCGGAGTTCCCCGGTTTGTGCTACCTCGGTGGTGGTGGCGAGTGAGCGGATGCGTTCTACTTCCGCGGCGGCGGCGAGTGCTTTCCGCACTTTTTCGTCGTCGGTTTTTTCGATCTCCTGTTTGAGTTTCGCGTACTCCAGTTCGGCGGTCAGTTTGTCTTTTTGCCGGAGGTATTCCACGGTTTTAGTGGCTCGCTCTAGCTCCAGGTTGAGGTTGTTTTGGTCGATCTGGCGTTGGATAGCGGTGAGCCGGTCTTCGGTTTGGCGTTGGGATTTTTCGATCCTGCCGCTGATACCGTACTGGAGTGCACCGATCGTGCTCTCCATGAACTGCTCGCCGAGCTTGGCGCCGCCAGTGGCGGCTTCTACCCCGTATTGTTGGGAGAGCACACCACCGCCGATGGTGAGGGCGGCACCGCCCGCGGACCCCAGAACCAGGGCGGCTTTTTCAGCTGCCCCCAAGTTCTTCCAGGCGTCCTTAATGGAGTCCTTGTTTTGGTGGATGTCAATGCCACCCTGCACCAGGTCTTTCAGGCCACCCAATGCCATGCCGGCACCTGCTAGGGCGCCGAGGGGCCCGCCGACGGTGAAACCAGCAACACCAGCCGCAGCGCCGGCTAGGAGCTTACCGATGCCGCCTACTAGTTTGGATACCCCACCGAAGCCTTTGGATGCGCCTTGGGCCTGGTTGGCGGTCATACCGTATAGGCTGGCGGTTTGTTCGGCAAGAGCGGTGGTTTGGGCCCGCAGCAGCTGCGCTGCCGCGGTTTGTTTCAGTGTTGCCTCCAGCGCCTCGTAGCGGGCTTCTGATTGGGCCTTGGCCGCTTCCAGGTCGTCGACTGCTGCTTGGGCCCGAGCGACCCGGATTCCCCATTCGGCGGCCTGGATTTCCTTGCTGTTTGCCACCACAGATGCGGTCAGGTCTTCGACGGTGAATTTGCCGGTGCGGTAAAAGCGGTCAATAGCGCCTTTCATGGCTTCCACGCTGGTGGACCCCATGAGGGCAGACTGCTTACGGGCTTCTGCTAGGGCAGCTTCGGCTTGGACAATGCTCACGATGCCGCGGGCGCGGGTGCGCTCTGCATCCCGCTCCCTGATCTGCAGCTCAGCCAACGCTTTCACCCTGGTGAGGGCGTTGGTTTGCTGTTGCATTTCCAGCTTGGACACTTCTTGTCGGGTTTTATCGACAATGCCTGCGGCTTTCTCTATTTCAGAGAAGAAGCTGGCGATGTGCCCAATGCCTGCTGAGAGGGAGCCGCCGATTTTTTCGGCGATCTCGCTGGCTGCCTGGTAGCGGGATGCCGCCACGGTGCGTTCGGCTGCCTCTAGATCAGCGAGGGATTCAGCCTGGGCGGCACGGGCCGCTGTCAGTTTGTCCTCCGCTTTATTCACCTTTTCCTGGGCGCTCTTGACGGCCTTGGCGTTTTTGTCGGTGGATTTTTCCAGGTTGTCGCCGATGTCTTCCCTGACCCTGGCGAGTTTCTTCTCGGCGTCGGCGATACGATCGGCTTTGCCCTTCTTCCTGGCATCAGCCAAGGATTTTTCGGCGTCCTCCAGTTTTCGCCTATCGGCCTTGGATACCGCGGCACCTTCTTTCTCGGTTTTCGCCAATTCTTTCTTCGCGTCGGCAAGTTCCTTTTCGGCTTTGCTGATGCTATCGGATTCGGTGGCGATCTTTTTCCGCAGCTCATAGAGACCCTTTTCGGCGTCTCTTACAACTTCGGCGGAGTCCAACCAGCCGCCACCGAAATGGCGGCCTTCGGCTTGCACAATGACCCGGGTGTCTTCGGCGTCGTGTGCGAAGAGCTTTGCCGCGGTGGAGATTTCCCCAGCGGCTTGGTCGAATTTTTCGCCTGCCGCCATGAGGATTTTCGCCGCAGTGGCATTCTGCTTACCGATCTCCGGCAGGGCCTTGGCGATGGTTGACTGGTGCCGCCACTGCTGGTTTGTGAGCACTAGCTCATCGGCGCCGGATTCGTTCCGTCCTCGGACGCCGGATGGCCACCTGCCGCCGGTGTCGAACTTCGGCCCGTACTGCACATATTTTTTGGCCTGGTCAAACAGGCTTTGGGCTTTGCCCCATGAAACGTTGCCGCGGCTGGTTTTTACCCCATCCACAGACGTGGATTCGATGTCATCCCCGAGGCTCAAAAAGTCGGCCGGATCGTAGTCTTTACCATTGATGGTCACGATCTGCCCGGCGATAAGCGGCAGGTAGGCGTGGTTAGTGTACTGGGGGTGGGAGGCTGGTGCCGCCCCACCGCCGATTTGACCGTTACCACGCCCGCCGCCCATTTCGACGTTGACTGCCTGCCCGTCGGTGAAATGAATGGTGCCTGAGGTATGGCCACCGGCGGGGCCGCCGTTGAGCCAACCGA